TACCACGCGCAACGTGGACGCCGGAGGCGTGCCGTTGCAGACGCAGAACAACCCCTTCAGCACCCGTGGACCGCAAGTGATAGCGCCGGTTGAACGGGTCGCGGCGAACACCGGCGTAATCAAATCTGCGCAGGAGCAGGGCGCCGCCATCGGCCGCAACGCCGCCGGCCTCGAAAGCACGAACGCGACGATCGACAAGTTCACCAACGATATAGACCAGTTTCTGAAGAAGCCGGGCTTCGACACGCTGTACGGCAACATTCAGGGCACCGAAGTCGGCAAGGCCGTCACCGGAATTCTGGATCAAGACGTGGCGAACGCGCGCGGCGCGCTCGAGACGTTGGGCGGCGAGGCTTTCCTTGCGTCCATCCAGAAGATGCGCGGTTTCGGCCAGCTGTCTAACCAGGAAGGGTTGAAAGTGCAGACGGCACTCACGCGCGCGCTCGACACACGCATCGGTAGCCCGGAGGCGCGCGCCGCGTGGGCCGAAGTCAAGAAGCACATGGCGGATCTCAAGCGCGTCGCGGCGATTGAGGCGGGGCAAGGTGGCGGCCAACCGGGCGCGGCGCCCGCAGCTCCAGCCGCTGGCGGCGCCATGTCGCTCGACGACTACCTAAAGAGCAAGGGGTTCTGATGCCGCAGGTAACGATGCCCGATGGCGTTGTAGTGGAGATGCCGGATCAGATTGACCCGGCGCTCGGCGCGCGGCTGCGCGCGATGCAGCAAGCGCAGGCCGCGCCCGCAGAAGTGCCGATGGAAGATCAGGTGCCCGTAGCGAACCCTGTGGGCGCTCCGTCGTCTGCACCCGTCGCGCCGGAGCAGAGCATCTGGGAGCGCTTCAAGAGCATGTCTAGCGACGTGTTCACCGGAAAGCCGATCCGCGAGTTCGCACAGGGCGTTGCGGACGACCCAGTCATGCAGATGTGGGGCCACGGCCTTTCGCGCATCGCCAAGGGCGCACCGGAAGTTGCCATGAATGCGGTGGGCAACACCGGCGTGCAGGCTGTCGCGGGGCTCACCGCGCCGCTCGTCGGCGAAGACGACGACGATTCTGCCAACTTCGTGCGCGACTTCACGGCTGAGAATTCCATGTACCCGCAGGGCGACAGCGCTCGCGAACTGACGGACGCGCTGGGCGACGCCTTCGCGCCGCTCGGCAACATCAAACAGAAGCTCGGCGACACGACGCTGGAAGCCACCGGGAGCCCGCTGGCGGCCACCGGGGCCGACATGCTGCCCGATCTAGGGATGGCGCTGCTCGGCGGCCCGAAGGCCGTAAAGGGTGCCGCAGAGCTGCCGCAGAAGGTTCGGCCGCCCAGCGCGCCGATCAGCCCAGCCGTAGAGAACCTACGCGCGGCGGACATCCGCATGCGCCCTTCCGACGTGCGCGCCATGAACCCGAACAAGCGCGTAAAAGTTCCCGGGGAATTCCGTGAGCGCTTCGCCGATGCGCCGGAACTGAAAAACGACACGACGCTGCACAACCAGGCGCGGTTCACTGACATCGCCGCCGAAGATATCGGCGTGAAAGCGCTGGACGAACCGGCGCTCGCGAAAGCGAAAGAAGTCCCGGCAGCTACCTACGATATGGCGGAACAGGTTCTCATGGACCGGCCGATGTCGAAGGAGTTTCAAGACGTATTTCGCGAAGCCGCGGGCAGCGCCAAGCTGCCGAAGGGTGAAGGCTCGAGCGTGACGCGCGTCATTGGCGCCCTGCGCCGTCGCGCCGCGAAGCGCATGCAGAACGACCAGGTGGCTACCGAAGAGGCGGGCTTTGCCGATCGCGAACTCGCCGACCGGCTCGAGGAGCAGTTCGGCAAGGAGCTCGAAGCGGCTGGCGAAGGCCAGCTGCTCGGGGAGTACCAGGCCGCACGCCAGCAGTTCGCCAAGATTCACGACATCGAGACCGCGACGCGCGCCGGGCAGATCGACGCCCACGTGGTGTACAAGCTCGGCAAGCGCGGAGCGCCGCTGTCCGGCGGCCTGAAGCTGATTGCCGATGCCGCGGAGAGGCTGGAGAACGTCACCGGCCACTCGCTCAAGACCGCAGCGCGTGCGGGCAACGAGATTCCGACGACTTTCGCGGGCGGCGTGACCGAGACGGTGAAAAAAGGCGTACGCCTGATTCCAGGCATGGATGTCGGCGCTCCGGGCTTTCAGAAAAAGTTCGGCAAGGTGGACCCTGCGCGCACGTCGTACTACGGCCGCGACAACAGCGTCGCGCCGCCCCGCGGTCCCGAACAGCACGATCTCGACTTGCGCGAGGTGCTGGAGCTTGACGCGCCGCCGGGCGAAGTCGGCATGCCGCAGCGCGCGCCGCGCGATCTAGGCCCGCAGACCGACGCGCTTGGCGAAGCGTTCGAGTTCAACCAGCCTCCGGGCGAAGTAGGCGTTCCGCCGGACGCTCAAATCAGCTTGCAGGATTTGCTCGGCTTGGGCGAGCCTAACTTCATGGTGAAATCGCCGGGTCGCGTCGGGAAGCCGAAGCGCTCGCCGTGAGCAAGATCAGGGTAGCGATAGCCGGAACCGTCGGAAAGAGCGTCTCGTTCGATCCCAGCGCAGGCGCACGCGCCGAAGCTGCGGTAGCTGCGCTCGCCGCCCAGATCAGCGCCGGTATCGGTGGCACTATCTACCACCGCAATTTGCGTGAACTCCAGGTGGGCGACGACCATCCGCAGTACGCGGGCTGGCAGTTTCCAGAGACGATCGTCGGGCAGTGGAACTTCCAGACAATCCCGCAGATTCAAGGCGCCACGCTCGCTGAGTACATTCAAGACGTGGTGGGTGCGGACTTCTTCGATTTCTTGCAGGACACCAGCAGCGTCGTATGGACGTACCTGGAGACGGCGAACGAGCTTGAGGCGAACGTGCCGCCGGAGTTCGTGCAGGACACCGTCGCTGATTTCGTGCAAGACACTGGTAGCGTCGCGTGGACCTATGGCGAGACCGCCGGAACGCTGGAAGCTGATGTAGTTTTCGCCAACCCCTCCGGCCTCATCGGCATGAGCGCGGTGAACGGCACCGCGGCGACACCACTGCGCAGTGATGGGCGGCACGCGATTGATCCGGCGATTGCGCCGACGTGGACCTCCGAACATCGTTTTTCAGGCACGCTGACCGGCGGCTCGTTCACCGATCTGAGCGGCATCTCGCTGTCCAAATCCGGGGGTTCCGACCCGATAGTTTGGTTCCGGCGCGACGGCTCTGCCACCGACGAGAAGAACTGGGCAATGATCGTCAACGCCGCTAAGTTCGACTTCCGCATGTACGACGATGCGGGCGGCAACGCTAAAGACCTCTTCAGCTTCACGCGCTCCGGCAACGCGGTCGCAACCGTACAGTTCGGGAACGCAAGCGACAACCCGCTGGCGCTCTTTCTAGGTTCGGGCTCTGTGCGCTTGGCGGTAGACAACAAAGAGCTGCAAATCGGCGCCGGACAAGACCTCCGTCTCTACCACGACGGCTCTGACTCGTGGGTGCAGACCGACACCGGCGAGTTGAGACTTTCGCTTGCCGGCGCGCAGAGCTTCCGGTTGACCGCGGGCGCGTTCGCATTCCGCTCGACTACGGCGCGCGGCAGCGGCAATTGCTATGCGTCCCTGTTCGATCCGACAGGGGAGAAAGGCTACTTCGGATACGGTGCCGCAACAGACGACTTCTACGTAGCTAACTCATTGAACGGGGACCTAAAATTACTCACCAACGCGGTGGAAGTGGGTCGATTCGACACCAACGCCACCGCGGGCAACACCCGTTTCATGGTGTACGATGTCGACAACGCGACGCTTGAGCGCGTGTCGGTGGGCGCGGCCGACTCCGGCGGCGTCGGCTTCAAAGTACTTCGAATCCCCAACTAAGGAGGGTTATGGCAACCGCAGACCAAAACGTCGCAGACACAATCGGCCGCGGCATCGACGGCAAGATATTCCGCCTGCAGCAAGAACGCCTCGCGCTGCTCGCCGCCGCTGCGCGCATTGCAGAGATCGACGCCGAACTTGTCATACTGCAAGTCGAAAAAGCGCTCATCGATCCGCGCCGTCCGCCGGTTGCTGTTGTCGTAGTCCCGCTCGTTCAGGTAGGGTGAGCGCCATGCACACCAAGTTCGCAGAGTTAGCTTTCAGCCTCGTCTGTATGGCGCCAACAAAAGGTGCCGATGCGGAGGCCGTCGCTGCAGTAAAGCAGTGGCTCAAACAGATCGGAAGCGGTCAGCTCGTAGTGGCCCCGCCGAAGAAGCCGAAGGTGAAAGCCGCATGACCCCAGACTTCAACCCGTGGGATCTGCTGAAGAACGCGTGGGTGGCGATAGCCGCTCTCGCTGGGTTCATCTTCAAGCGCCATCTGGATGAAGACGCCGAGCGTGCGAAGCAGCTGGCTTTGGTTCAGCAGACCTACGCGACGCGGGATGACATCAGCGACCTGCACCAGAAGATAGATGAGAACCACCGCGAAGTGATGCGGGTTCTAGTTCGGGATTAGCACGGGGCGGTAGTACCGCTCCCACTCCTCGCGCGACACGCAAACCGCATTGCGGCGCGTGTGATCCACAATCCAAATCTCGCACGGCTTTACCGCCGGGCGCCATTCTTGGTGGAACGGCGTGCAGCCACATAGCGCGAAACCAACGCTAATGAGGATTGCGCGCACTATAGGTTCTCGCCCCTGCTCAGACACTTCATCAGCGTGCCGTTCACTTGGCTGATCTGTCGGCGCTCCTCTTCGATGTCAAGCTGCAACTGCGCCTTCAAGCGCCAGATCGCTTTCGCCAGATGCCACTGGCCGTCAACGTCTTTCTTCGTGCCGCGAGCGTGGTCCCACACATGGCGGAAGGCGGTATTGAGCTGATCCTTCGACTTGCCGCGCGCCCAGTGCAACGGCTCGCCAGGATTGTGCTGCTCGTTCCCAGCTACGGCTACTTCTACTTCAGCCAAGAAGGCGTCGGGAAAATACTCCATCAGGTACGTGAACATCTGCAGGCGCTTGCGCGCCGCGTCGTCAGTGGGCAGGCTCATTTTCGTTTCCTCATCAGTTTTTCGTATCGGTGCATGAAGCTGGTGCGTGCGCCGGCCGGCGAGAGGCCGAACACGCTGCGCCCGTGAGTCGCGATCCAAGCGTCGGCGGCAGGGCCGTAGTGCCCGGGGATACCGCCTTCGATCATGGACTCACCGCGGCTCGTCAGCAGCGCGCGACCTTCCACCATGAGGGCTATCAGATCGGCTTCTTTGCAACCCGTAGTCTTCTTTGGCAGCTTGAAGAATTCCTGCAGCTTCCATTCAAGCTGCGCCTCGAGCGCTTGGTAGTCAGGTAGCATGTGCTTCCACGGCCCGGGGATGTCGCATATGTACGCTTCTGACGCATCGTGCATCAGCGCCTCGAAGGGGTCGCACAGATCGAGCTCCTCGGCGATCTCGGATACGAGCACCGAATGCTCGGCGACCGAGTAGTACTGGGAGCAATGACCGCCGTAGCGGCAGGCGTTCGACAGAGCGTGAGCGATCTCGGCGATGTTGAAGCCTGGGTATTCGGCGAGTAGGTAGAATTTGCGGCCGATGGATGTCTCTATGTACGGCTCTATCTTCATCGTCGGAATTTCCCGGCGATGTGCGGCACAAGCTGGCGCTTGCCGTCGGCGTTCGTGACGCCATCGACGTTCATCCAGGAAGACGGGCCGGAGGTGTACTCCGCGCTCAGGCGCGTGCCCGTGCCGACTCGGTAATGGCCCTCGAAGATGCCGCCCGTATGATCGTGCGCGTCGAATACCTTCACGCCCACGCGGGCGAGATTACGAAGCGAGCCGCGCGCGCCGTTCGGACCCGCATGGCCGTGACCGCCGTGATCTACGCCGCCAAGCATGAGTGAATCGTCGACACCGAGAACATGAACCCGCGGGATAGCTGCCGCCAGCAAGTGCAGGCCGAACGCATCGGGGTACTGCGTGCCGGTATCGCCAATCTTGCATCCGCGCACTTGCGCGAGTGCTGTTTCTAGCAGGAATTCTGCATTGACGGGACTCGTGGTGCGCAGACCATCCTGCAAGAACAGGCGCACTGCACGACCCAGCATGTCGTTGTGATTGCTGCCGGCGACGCGTATTTGCGTCTTGGGGTGGCGCGCAGACACGCGGCGCAAGTAATTTATTGCGCGGTCTACCTCCTCTCGGATCGAATCACGCCCTGACAGGCGCTTTGCAATCGCGATCATCGGATTATCCCGGTGGTGCGGATTGCAGGAATACGCGTCTAGCGTATCGTGCTCAATGATGTTCTCGGGGTTCACGGTATCGATCAGGCCGCCTTTGCGGTGCCGACAGTCGTCTACCATAGGGTCAAGGAAATCAACGTGCGTATCGCCGCACACGACCGCGAGCGCGCGCGGGGCGCGCTGCGCGCCGCCGACATGGTACGCATCGCTCAAATCGATCACGCGGCGCGCAGCTTCGCCGTAGTGCAACTGGCGCATATAGAACCGCTTGCCGTCATCGTCCAGCTCAATCAGCAGGGCGGACAGCGAATGGTGGAATTCACCCAGCTTGCCGGAACGCGTATCGGTGTAGTTAGAGATGGTGCAAGCGCCCGTCGTGCTCAGGGCCTTCGCCATTTTGCTCTGCGGTGTCGGCACGTACCGCAGGCGCATTTTCGTATGGCCCAGGATGCCGGATTCAGCGCCCGAGATCGCGTCCATGCCAGCTAGCGGATCGACGGACGTGGGCTGCGTCTTGATGTCCGCGAGCAGTGTCAGGTTCTCGTTCAGCGCGTGGCGCTGGTTCCACAGATACGGCGTGACGGCGGGCGCCCACCATTCGGCGTTTTGCTGCGAGCCCGAGAACGTGCTGGTCGGGTTTTTATACCGCAGCGGGATCACCAATATCTCGGCGCACAGGCTGCGCGCGGCTGTAAGCAGGCAGGCCCAGAAGTCCGCGTGTACGGGCGTGCCGTTCTGCGCGCTCGTGATGATGAACCGCTTGCAGCCATGCTTCAGGTCGCGCCGCAGAACGGTCTGCGGCGTCTGGATGACGTAGGCGGGGTCGTGCTTCGCACGGAAGGTATCGAGCGTCTTAACCATAGATCACCTTTAACTAGCGCCCAGCGTCTCGCGTGCCGTCCGGGCTACCTTGACTTGGGCGAACCAAATGCGCTTGCCCTTGTTCCCGATGGTCTCAACGACGTGGGCGGAGAACCCGTCGCGATACGCGCCGATGTCCGCCTGACTAATCTTGGCGCGGCGGATGAACTCGGCTTCGTACTCCCACGCCTCGGCGCCTTCGGCTTTCTCAAGCTCGGCGAGCGCAGCGCGTATCTTGTTAGGGACGATCACGCTGCGATCGTGCGCGGCGCGGAAGGCGGAAAGGTCTTTCTTCTGTTTAGCGGCCATGTGAACTCCGTGGGTGTTAGAGGTATGCAATCTCAGCTTCGCGGCGCAGCACCAGACCTTTGAGGACTCTACCACCTCCGCGAATCCAGCGTCGAAGTTGTTCGGGCACTGCCGCCCAATCGTCTGCGTTGATGCGTTTGCGCAGGTTGCTGGTCTTCAAGTTGCCGGCTCCGAGGTTGAAAATGAAGTCCGTGATGGCGCCCAGGCGCTCGGGGGTGTCTACGCCGGGGCAAAGCCTAAGCGTATCGCGCACGTACTTCGTTCGCACCAGGTGCTCGAGCAGCGTTGCCGCGGCCTCGCGCGTCATAGGTGGGTCGAACAGCGTGACAGTAGTGCCATCTGCGTAGTGCGTGAAGCCGTAGCCGACCGTGGCGACACCGGCGGGGCAAAGGTAGGGATGACTGCGAAAGCCTTCCCAGCGCTTTGCGAGGACCAGCGCGACAGCAACCGCTACAGGATCGCTCACAGCAGGTCGCACACCGGCTTCGGGCGCTTGGTAAGCTCCGCTGCCGCGGCGTTGGCGGTGTTGATGAGTTCGTGTTTCACGCGGGCGTCCTTTTCGTTTTCTGCGGCTTGTCGTAGCGCCGCTTCGATAACTTCGAGCGTCTCAAATCGCACGCCACCGCCGAGCCAGAGCACGCGGGCGTAATCGGTCATTTGCTTTTGTTACGGAGCGAGCGGTCGGCAAAATAGAAGCCCGCGACAGCCCCGATCAAATCGAGGCTCCACGCAGTGATCTCCCACGAGTTTATCGCCATGTGGCGCCCCTCGAAGATCATCCACAGAACGAGCGCGCAGGTCGCCCACGCTGGGCGAATCGAGCCGTTCCAGATGTCGACGAATTTGATGCCGGTCTGCGCCGTAGCTTTGGAGACGGCTTGGCGCCATGCGTCGGCCTCGATCTCGCTGACCGCGGCTTCCGCCTGCACCTGAACGGTCTTGATGCCCATTTCAGCTTGCAGCTTGATGCCGGCGAGATTGCGGGCGTGCGCCTCAGCATCGAGCCGGCCCTGCAGCACCGTGCGGGCGATCTCGTGCTTGTGCTCTTGGCGTTTGTCGAAGTAGTTGCTGACGCCGGACCAGACGGCGCGAAATGCTGCGCCGCCGAGGAAGTTTACGAGCGCGCCCACGGCCTAGCCGCCGAGCTCATCGATCGTCTCGCCCTTCGGCCCGAAACGCGGGACGACCTTTTTCTTTTTCGGCTTGGTAGAGCCCTGCTCGACGCCCTTGTCGACCGCGTCCTTCATGGACTTCGGCGCGACGCCGGTCGCCTTCGTCGGCGTGTCCAGGATTTCCCGCAGCTTCTTGCGGCGGGTCTCGGGGTCGGCTGGGCCAACTTTGTTGCGTTCAGTCATGGCGGAATACTCCCATAGTTCAAACAAGGTCGCAAGCAGTTTTCTGGAGTGGCCCGTCGGCGCTCATGTTGACGATTGCCTCCGGGATGTCGTCTGACCAGACCCCGTGCAGCGGGCGCTGTCCGGTTTCCAAATACCGCACGCGGGCAGATTCAGGGTGCTTGTGCCACTGCTCGATGTTGCGCCAAGCGTAGACCCGCAGGTTGGACGCATTTGGCAACTGCAGGCAGTGGAAGGGGCTGCGGGTGAGGACCGTGCGCAGGGCGTGCTGGGAGACCGGCCCGCGGCCCACGAGCGCCTCATAGGCGTCCTGGAGGCGGAAGATGTCCTTATCGAAGGGCGCCCGCCCCTGTATCATCTGCTCGATCAGCATGGACTCCCACGAGCCCATGCCGGCGCGGATCATGGACACCTTGGCAACCGTCGTCGGCGCGCGCGCAGCAGGGTTGAACCCCGTTATGTTGACATTCTGGAAGATGTAGCGCAGGACGCCCGGCGCGCGGGCGTCATCGTTCAGGAACTTGTACACGTCGGCCCAGTTCCCGCCGTCCCGGTCGTACTCCTCCATCTCGCAGATCGCCCAACGGCGGTCGTTGTTGTCGATGTGCAAGGCGTCATCGAAATTGCTGGTCGCGAGGAGCTGCAGGCGGTTGCGCATGTCGTAGGGCTTCAGGCCCTTGGGGTGAATCTCGATCGTATCGTCAGTCACCCACGACTTGATGCGGTTGCTGATCTCGACGCGCTCTTGCTTCGAGGAACCCGAGCGCAGCTCCTCCAGATACAGCCACCACGTCTCGCCCACGGTATCGTTGAAGTTGCTCTTGAGCACGCCGCCGGAGATCGTGCGCACCCAGCGATGGCCGAACAAGCGCTGCGGAATGATCTTGCAGATGGTGTTCTTGCCGGTGCCCTGCTCGGCGCTGAACAGCAGTGGCGCGGACTGGATCTTGATGCCGGGCTTCTGCAGCGCGTGGGCGAAGAACTGCATCAGCCAGCGCTGGAACGTTGAATCCTTCAACCGCGACCACAGGTACAGGAACGCCTCTTCCTCGTACGGCAGGGGCACCAGCGGCTTGACCTCGCGCGGGTAGTAGCGATTGACGTAGCGCGTGTCGTCTTCCTTGAACAGCCGCGGCGCGCCGGGGTGCATACCTACGGCATCGACGAGCTGCTTGGAGCGGCTGTTCTGTAGATAGACGACAGGATCAGGCTTCGCCGTTTTTGCGGGCTTGCCGTCCTTCGCCTCCGTCGTGATGACCGGCATGTGCGGGCAGAACATATGGCGCACCGAGCGGTCGGAGAGCCACGGCACCGTGCTGCGGCTCGCCAGATCGAAGTAGTGATCCTGGCCGGCGACGAATACCAGGCGCGGCTCGAGGATTTGCTTGACCTGCTCCCACTGCTCTTTCGCTACGTCGGCTGGGGTCTTCTCTGCGGCCGGTGCAGGTTCGCTAACAGGGAATTCGGTGATAGCGGCTACGGCCCGCCGCCGCAGAGTGCCCCAAGTGCGAGGGTTCGCGACATCGAAGTGGAACGAGCGCCATTTGGCCTCGACAGACGCGCGCCCTTCGTACTTCGAGCTGCGCTGGCTCCAGCGATCAAACAGCGCCAAGCCCTCTGCTGACGCTCGCGTCTCGTGATGGAGAATCTGCCCCACTTCGATCCAGGTGTCGTAGTCACTGGGATCTTCTTGCGCGAGCAGGGCATCGTGCTCGGTGGCGGTGGTTCCTGCTGGCGCTTGCGGCCCAGCTATCGGCGCGCCAGTGGATAGCTCGCCCCGCCATAGGGCGAGTAGTTCCGGTGGAATCTCGGGCAGATTGCGCCAATCCCCCGTGAGTTCGTCGCCGTAGGCCCAGACGTACTCTCGCCCAGTATCCGGGTGGATCGTTGGCGGAAGGACATCTTGGACCGACTCTCCTTGCGCATTAGCGCAGCGAAGCTCCAAGCCGTGATAGGTCTCATCTTTTCCAGTTTTAGAGCTCGGTACTTTGTACGGCGCGAGCTTCTTCGATGCAAGCGGTGTCGGCAGTAGATAGAGCAGCTTGTAGCGCCCTTCGCGGCCCGATGAAATCTGCACGCAATTGCGCGCGGTGAGAAGGGCCTTCAGATCGACGCCGCGCTCGGCGAGCCACTTCTCGGCGACATCGAACTTGTCGATATCTAGGGCGCAGGTTCCGCTCCACGCGTGCAACAGCCCCGCGCCGGCCATCGCTGGCCCCATGTTCGGATCGGTGATGGCGCGGGCTTTCTTCTGCCAGCCCATCGCGGCGACGCCCACAGGCCCCTTGTTGCCGGGCGGGATGTTGCACAGCTTCCAGCCGAACTGAAGGTACTCGCGGAATGAGCTCAAGCCGCACTCCTGTGCGCTCGCGCCGCCATCAACGCATCCTGAATCGACATCTTGGTAGCTTGGCGCGCGAGCACGTCTTCGTCCATCGTGTCCTTCGCGCAAAGCTCGAATTGCAGCACGTTGCGATCGAAACCCGCCTGGATCTGGCGCGTCGGGCCATTGCGCTCATTGACCTGCATTTTCAATTCCAGATCCCAAGTGTGGGTGAAATGGGCTATCGCTCGGCCGCCGTACTGTAGATTAGTTCCGTGACCTGCGCTAGCTGGATGCACGCCGAGAAGCTGGATTTTACCTTTGTTCCACGCATCCTCCTCAGCCTGCCCCGTGAAAACGCGAAATTCCGGGAACGCCTTCTTGAGCATTGGAATCTCGAATTTGAACCAGTACGCCACTAACAGGGGCTCCCCTAGCTCATTGATAATGCTGCGCAGCTCCTCGATCTTGGCGTCGTGGATGTGGCTCACACTCTTCTCAGCGCCGTACACCGCCCCGCTTGCAATCTGTAGCAGCTTGCTGGACAGCACCGCAGCGTTCACCGCGTTGATCTCTTTCTCGCCGATCTGGACGAAGAAGTCCCGCTCCATCGTGTCGTACAATGTACGGGCAGCGGGCGGCAGCTCCACCTCGCGGCGCATGACGAGCGGCTGCTTGATATCGAACCAATCCTCGGCGCGCAGGGCGAGCGATACGTCTTTCAGCTTGTCGTAAATCTCGTGCTCGCAAGATGGGTGGCGCAATTCGACGACCTTGCTGTACGGGTTCTCGTGGAACCAGCGCTTCATGTAGTCGCCGTAGGAGTTGCCCAGGCGCTCTCCGAAGTCGCAGAACCAGTTCTGGCCCCAGAGATCCTTGAGCCCGTTCGTGGCGGGCGTGCCGGTGAGATTGATCCAGCGCCCGACGTGCTCGGCGACGTGGGCCAGCGCCTTCGAGCGTACGCCGCCCGCGCCGTGAGTTTGCAGCCACCGAGTGCCATGCTCGTTCACGCGCCATTCGCCGCGAAAGCCCGCTAGGCGCCGGGCTTCGTCAGCGATCACTATTTTGAAAGGCCACTTCTTGCGCTTCAGGCGTTCGGTGAGCCACGGCACGTTGTCGTAGTTGATTACGTAGACGTCGCCCTTGGTCATCAGGGCATCGTCCCGCACGTCCGCTTCACCGAGGATCTGCACCACCTTGAGCCCCGCGAAGTCGGCCCACTTCTTCTGCTCGGCGGGCCACGTCAGCTCGCACACCTTCTTCGGGGCGATGATGAGCGCTGGGAAGAAGTTAGAGCCCATCAGCATAAGGATGTCGAGCGCAGAGTATGAAATAGCGCTTTTCCCAAGCCCCGGAACTGCCCAGAGGTTGCAGCGCGGCGTATCCAGCAGGAAGCGGCGCGCGATCTTTTGATACTCGCGCGGGGTGTAGGGGATCGGCGCTGTCACTCGCAGCCCGCTACTTCCAAGCCGTCGCCGCGGTCCACGAGAACTAGCTTGTCTTTCACAGGCAGCACTGACCACAAGAAAGGCTCGTGCCTGCGCGCTACACGAGCGCGCACGTATTCGAGCACCTTACCCTTCGTATTCAGTAGATAGACCGGCACGCCGCGCTTGGCGTACTCCTTGTGCGCGTTCTCCTGCCCCGCCTCGTACTTGCCGCCCTTGGGGCGCTTAGTCTCGACCTTGTCGATGAGGCCCCACGGCCACACGACTTCGCGATCCGGGCAGCCTCGCCGGCCAAGCCAGACGGTCTTCGGGCAGAAGCCGCCGCGCTTTTCGACTTGCTCGACGAGGTGGTCTTCGACGGTTGACTCTTTCATGGCTAGCAGCTGTACCAGCGCGACTTGCCCAAGTTGCAGCGCTTGTCGCTGCAAAACTTGATCTGCCGATAGGGCCCGTCTGTAACCCACGGCCCGAAGCGGTGGAAGCCGAAGAAACACGCAATCTTGCGGATCATTGGTCAGTCCTTCTTGTAGATAGGCCCCGCCCACCCTTTCGCCGCGAGCGGTAGCCCGCGACTCCAGGGGGTTGAGGCTACCAATTCATTCGTGATTTTAGAAACCAGGCGCGCAACGGGGTAAGTGCCGCGTGGTACATCCAGAACAATCTCGTCGTGAACGTGAAGCGAAATAGCAGTCTCTGCACCTTCGACGAGTTGGAGATAACCGCGAATCGCCGGGATTCCGAGGCTATCGGAATGCACGGCGCGCAGTCCGGCGCGGAGCACGTCAGCAGCAATCGACTGAACGATGTTCTCGATGAAGAGTCCGCTCCACGCGCGCTCGCGGGTCCAGCCTTTTCCTCGGGCTGTAAGGTAGGTGATGTACTCACGTTGCTGCATCTCCTGTGTTTCAGGGTCGAGAATTTGTTCGTATTCCAGCTTCGGCTTTGCGTAGAGCAGGCGGCGCCCGCTCGGCAACTGGATGATGAGGAAGCTGCCCGTCGCCCAGACTTGGCACTTGCCGACGCTGTAGCTTGAGCCCGGCTGCCGAAGCGAGCCGATCGTAGCATCGTTCAGCGCATGGCGCAGCTTGTCTATCGCGACGTTCGACGCGCGATATGCTTGCTTGAGAACATCGCATGCCTGATAGGTGCGTGGGGCGAGCTCGAAGTCGTCGCCCGTGAGGAAGGCGCGCTTCCACGCTTTGCGGGCTTTCTTGAGGCGCTCGGGCGTCGCATGCTTGAGGACGTGCTCGGCAAGAGAGTCAAGGTCCATTTCGTAGACGGCGGCCATTGTAACGAGCGCACCAACACCGCCACCAAATCCGAACGCAAGCTCGCTAACTTTTCCCGATTGACGTTCTTGATCGTCAACGCTTTCGATAGGCTTGCCGAAGAATTGCGAGAAGAGAAGTTTGTAAAGATCCTCACCTTCCCCCCGATCCAGCGCACGGTAAGCGTCCAGCTTCCAGGTTTCATCAGCAATCCATGCAAGAACGCGGCTTTCGATGTTCGACCAGTCGGCAACGACCAGTTCATTCCCTGGAGCCGCGACAATCGCGCAGCGGAGTGCATTTGCACACGCTTCGTTTGGGCCGCCGTACGTGAGGTCATTGTTCAACACCTTTCCGGCTTTGATGCCGGGGACGAGAGTTCCAAGGATAAAGTCGGCTTTGACCGGCTTCTTAGATCGACCACCGTCGGGCTTGAGGTGGTAGGTAGTGGGACGCTGCATATTGTGAGGCTGGAATCCGCGGCCAGAGAAGCGACCAGTGCGTCCTGCTCCGCTGAACCGAATGCCGTAACGTATACGCGAGCCTTCGCCGACCATCTCAAGCCCTCGTCGGTACTTCGCTCCCGAGCTTTTTGACGCTTCAAGGCGAGCTTCGAGCAGAAAACGTAACTCGGGACTAAGGTCGTCATGTTCTAACCACTCCGATATGGTGGATGCGCGCATGTTCGGCAGTTGCAGGCCCTGCCGCTCCAAGTACGCTTTGAGTTTGGCGCGCTGGGTGGCGGCGTGGACTTCGTCCTGCGTCGCCGCGCGCATTTCCTTTTCGTGCTTGCCCTTGGCAGAATCGAGCAGGATCATCGCCGCGCGGGCGAGTTCCTGGTCGAAGCCGAAGCCGCGCTCGTTGATGAGCTGGTCGATGAACCATGTTTCCAGATTCAGGCCAGCGTAATTGTGCTTAGGTAAACGCTTCCAGATTTCGCGCAGCGCCACCGTGTCTCGGTCACCATAGATGCAGAAGTCGTCCCAGTCGGCCGGGTGCGTCTTTGCCGTGAAGTAGTCGCCCCGCTCGTTGTGCGGCACGCAGAACATCTGGATCAGATTCTTGCCGGTATGCAGCTTCTTCAGGTTCTCCGGCAGCTCAAGCACGTCGCCGAGGGCTTCGAGGCCGCCGGGGTAGCCATGACTCATCGCGGCTGACATTGAGCAGCGCCAGCGTGTAATGGGGATCATTACATTAGCTAGGCGCTGCGAGCCGGCCTTGTCGAACGGCGCATTGTGCGCAATGAAGATGCACTCAGGGTCGGCAATGGCGTCGGCGAGATCCGGCGGCACGGGCTGGCCGTTGACGCGGTCCCACAACTGCGGCTTAGCCTCGTCACGCGCGAAGTTGGCGATCAAGAACTCCGCGCCGTTGAAATAGGCGTCAGTGCCGCGCTGGATGGGCGTCGGACTGCGCGTTTCCACGTCGTAAAAGCAGAACACTCAGCGCGCCCGATTCAACAGCGACTTGAATTTCGCGTCTTTCTGCGCTCCGGTAAAGCGCGGATCTCGCCGCAGTTCATCGAGGACTTGAGCCAGCGACTCGACGCGGAAGCGCCCGTGCGTTCCCGGCGCGAAGGCGCGCGCCATGCGGCGCAGCTCCTGCACGGCCTGCTTGCGACGATCAGCGGCCCCGCGCGTCGCGTTCTTGTTGAGTAGTTTGACGGTGGACACTGAAGTCTCCTGTAGTTAGGGCGCGTAGCGGGAGTCGAACCCGCATCTCGTGGATACAATCCTCGATCCTGCCAATTGGACGATGCGCGCTTTGTGGAGCCCCCACCGCGGGTGTACGAACCGCGATTGCTAGCGTAGGGGTTCCACAAAGCGCCCTCCTCTTAAATTAGTCCCCGTTCTTCAAAGTGGGGCTAGAAGTGAGGAGGGCTATCGACTAGACCAGCGACTCCGCGCCGGACTGCGCTGCCGCAGCTCCGGGCATCGGCGCATCGGCATCCGCCGGGCAGATACCGAACTCGGCGATCGAAGCAACCCGACTGCCGCCACCGAACCGCGTGCCGTGCGCCAGGAACTGAACTCCGGTGAGCTGGCAGTTGATGCGGCGGCCGTACGGAGACGGCTTGTTGTTGGTGCCCTGCACCCAGATGTCGACAATGAGGTTGCCGCGGGCACCCGAATACGGGTACTGCGGGTCGCTCGGGTCTATCAGGACGTTGACTCCGCCGCGAGTGACGGCGACAGAGGGCTGCCGCGATGAGCGCGCCGCTAGGTAGAAGTTGCCGGTGTAGGGCTCCTCCTGCTTGGTGCGACGGTTGCCATCACGCAGCGGGATGCGGTTCTCGAGCGAAAGACCCTTGAGCACGCCTTCCCAGTTGGGGAGCGTGACCATCGACATCTGACCCGTGTTCGGATCTGCCGGGCCGTACGGGAACTGCGTCGGCGCTTCGCCCCATGCGTTCTTGGCGACTTCGCGCATGGTTTCGCGGATCAGCTTGAAGGCCGGGTGGGCGGCGGCGAACACGCCGTCGACGCAGTACGACTTGCTGACTTTGCCTGTCTTGGGGTCTTTGTTTTCCTGCGGCTGCGCGGTGTAGAGGTAGCTGAACAGCACGTCGGGCACGACGATTGTTTTGCTGGTTGGAGAAGTTTGAGCGTTCATAAGTCCTTCGGGTCAGTGGTTAGAAAATGCGGCGTCAGGCTACATCGGGACGGCGTCGCGCGTCAACCGGCGGCGTGTTCCCGATGTGAAACTTGTGGCAGTGCCTGCACATATACGGGCGCATCGGGCTGTCGTTGCGCCGCGCGGCATTCTTCGCCGCGCCCTTTGCCTCGGTGAAAGTCAGGAACTGGCGTTTGCCTTGGCAGCCGGCGGATTGCATCAGGCCGGCACCTGTAGCGGAAACTCCGTCATGCTGCTCACGACGGCCTGCTTGGGCGAGTCATCGCGTACCAGAGACTTCGCGCCCTCGGCCTGCGAGATGTTCGGAATGAGCGGAGCAAAGTCCTTCTTCGCTTTCTTGTACTGTTTCTCGGCCTCGGCCGGCGTGATGATCGCCCTAGGCTTGTACGCGCCTTCGCCGATGTCGGCCACCATTGTCGACTCCGCGAGTAGCGCATCGTCAAACTTGCGGTTGCCCGCGCGCCCGTTGACGACCTTCCAGCCAGGCAGCGTGCGGCCTAACAGGACGCCGCGCGTGTGCGCTTCGGCCTTGATGTCGCTGCACCACTGCTCGATGGCGTCCACGCGGTCGCGCGCGGCGGCGAGCGCTTCATCCGACAGCACCGTAGCTGTGCTCGGTGAAGGCGGCGAAACAGGGAACTGCGTCAGGAATTCGTTCGCCCGCGCTGCACACTTGCCCCGTATCGGACACCACCGGCACTGCTTCTCACCCGGCGAATAGTCACCCGCGGTGACTTTTGCAGGGTCTTCGTGCAACGCGAACGCGCGCTGGAAGCGCGGTTTGTTCTCGGCCACCCACGCCTCTATCTCGCCCACGGTGTAGGTGTGTTCGCTGTAGTGGTTGATGCGAGGTTGGTGGATGCCGAGCTTGACAAACGTCCAATCGTGCGAGAGCGCGAACTTGCGCAACGCCGCGGCGCCATACTGAATCAGCTGCTCGTTCTTTTCGGCGAAGACGACTTCACCCCGGCCGAACTTGAGATCATCGACGTGGATGGTGTCGTGCTCGAAGTCGAGTACAACCGCGTCGCCAGTGCCGCTCTGTCCGGGAACGCCGACAACTTCTGAGGTATCCAGGCGCACTTCGTAGTACTGGGCTCCGGGGATAGATCGAATCCGATCAACGTATTTTTGCGCCTGGGCGGCGTTCTCCTCGTCGATCGCGAATTTGAAGCCGTCCGCCTCTAGCGTTTGGCCGACCCAACTACTGCACTCTCGGTTGGTCCCGAGTGCGAGCGCTGAAACTTCGTGGTACGCCGTCCCTTCGGCCGCGTACTCACTTGACGGGTTCGGCGCATTCTTGCCGGCGGCGAGAGCCGCCGCGCAGCGCAGGATCATGGCGCCCTTGCTGGGCGAAAGGATTGAGTGGGTGCCGCTCATTCTACCCTCGGCACGAGAACGGCCGGGCGCTGCCACTCGCACGTCAGCGCCGATCCGCTCTTGACGCAGCGGGTGCCGTCCATGAGCCGGAACTCACTTACGCCGTAGCCGGCAACTACGTACTCGATTTGGGCGGGCCGAATGCTCGCGGTAGGGTCGCTCGGCGTGCAGCCGACGAGCGCCAAGGCGAGAAGCAGATAGTA